CAATGATCGTTACCAACCACACCTATGATGTCATCGGCGCTTATCACCCTACAAAAGAAATGGGAGGAGGCAGCGGACTCAAGTATTCTGCTAGCACAATCGTTTATCTCGGAAAGAAAAAGGAGAAGGATGGAACGGATCTCATCGGAAACATTATCAAATGCGAGGCTAAGAAGTCTCGTCTGACCCGAGAAGGGTCTAAGGTAGAGACACGTCTCTTCTTTGATGAGCGTGGTCTGGAACGTTACTACGGTCTATTAGAACTAGGAGAACGTGCTGGAGTCTGGCAAAACAAAGCAGGTCGTTATGAAGTACAAGGCAAGAAAATTTATGGTAAAGAGATTCTCAAGAATCCTGAGAAGTATTTTACTAAAGACGTAATGGAAATTCTAGAACAACAAGCAAACAAAGAATTTCTATACGGAGTGAATGATGGAGAGGATTGAAACTACTATCCTAAAAAACATGTTACATAATGAGGACTACTATCGCAAGGTAGTCCCGTTTGTAAGATCTGAATATTTTGAAAATGAAATTGACAAAACAATCTATGAAGAGATTGCTGAATTTGCAGAGAAGTACAAGACCATCCCGACTACGGAGGTTCTTACTATCAACCTTCAGAACAGGAAGGATCTTAGTGAGGAGACTTATCAGGATTCTGTTAAGCAGATTCATGAATTCGAGATGCCGACGAACGAGTATGAGTGGTTACTCGACACTACAGAGAAGTGGTGTAAGGACAGAGCAATCTACGGTGCCCTCCTACGGTCGATCCAGATCGCAGATGGAGGCGATAAGGAGGTATCACCAGATGCGATCCCAAGTATCCTGCAAGAGGCTCTCGCAGTATCGTTTGATGAACATGTGGGACACGACTACATAGATAACGTTCAAGAAAGATATGACTTCTATCATGTCCAAGAATATAAAACACCCTTCGATCTCGACAAGTTCAATACGATCACCAAAGGTGGATTATCGAATAAGACTCTTAACATCGCTCTTGCTGGAACTGGTGTTGGTAAGTCTTTGTTCATGTGTCATTTTGCTGCAGCTTGTCTTTCTCAAGGAAAAAACGTTCTCTACATCACATTGGAGATGGCGGAAGAAAAAATTGCAGAACGCATTGACGCAAATTTGATGGATGTTAACATCAAAGATATTTCAAATATTCCTGAGCAAATTTTTACTAATAGAATTTCTGAAATTGGTAGACGTTCTCAGGGTAAACTTATCATCAAAGAGTACCCAACTGCATCTGCACACTCCAATCATTTCAAATCATTGTTCAATGAATTGCAATTAAAGAAGTCTTTTAAACCTGACATTGTTTTTATTGACTATCTAAATATTTGTGCTTCCTCTAGATATAAAGGTCACATTGTTAATTCTTACACCTACGTCAAATCGATTGCGGAAGAACTTAGGGGTCTCGCTGTTGAACATAACTTACCAATTGTATCTGCTACTCAGACTACTAGGTCTGGTTATGGGAATAGCGACGTTGATCTTACCGACACTTCTGAGTCTTTTGGTCTTCCCGCTACTGCCGACTTTATGTTTGCTCTTATCTCTACTGAAGAGTTGGAACAATCAGGTCGCCTTATGGTCAAACAACTCAAGAACCGATATAATGATTTGACGTTCCACAAGAGGTTTACTATAGGGGTTGACAGATCAAAGATGAAGTTGTATAATGTTGAAGACTCCGAAGGGGATATCCTTGATACCAAGGAAGACGAACCCTACGAAGCACTAGAAGAGATTACCGATAGGCAATCTCGACAAGATAAATTCTCTAAATTTGTAATTTAAATATGTCTAAGGTTAATTTTGAACGCTATCAAGGGTTTGTTTCAGCAGTTACTAGTGATGCTAGTACAAACTATGTTGACTTTACTGATCGTCTTGGTGATCTTGATCGACAAGGTGCCAATATTGAGAGACTTCTTACTGCTGGGGTTGGAATTAATGCTGAGGGTGGTGAGTTCCTTGAGATCATTAAGAAGATGGTCTTCCAAGGAAAACCATGGAACGAAGATAATCGTGAGCATCTTATCATTGAGTTGGGTGATATTATGTGGTACGTTGCTCAAGCTACAATGGCACTTGATATTTCCTTCGATGAGGTAATCGAAACTAATGTAAAGAAACTTGAGAAGCGTTACCCTGGTGGATCTTTTGATATCTTTTATTCTGAAAACCGCACAGACGACGATCGTTAATATATAATACTCACAAGCAATTCAATCTATACTAATGAACGTAACTATTAAACAACCTGACGGTACTGAGACTACATTTGATTGTGCTGAAGATTCTTATATCTTAGATGCCGCAGAAGAAGCAGGAGTAGATATGCCTTACTCCTGTCGTGCTGGTGCTTGTTCTACGTGTGCTGGTAAGATTGAAAGTGGTACTGTCAACCAGGAAGATCAATCTTTCTTAGACGACGATCAAATTGAAGCAGGTTTTCTTTTGACCTGTGTATCATACCCTACCAGTGACCTTGTAATTTATTCTGAAAAAGAAGAGGAACTTTATTGATGGAAGTTTTAATGATTGCTCTTATCACTGGTGCCATCTTTGGTGCATACAAACTTACCCCTAAAAAATAATGACTAGTCTCCGTTTGAAAATTATACGAGCACTTCATGCTGATGCTGATGGTAAGATTGCCAAAGCAAAAGCAAACATTGAAGTCTATCTAGAGCATCCTGTTGGTATTGGTGAGCACCCTGATATTCTTGCCGCTATACAGGAACAACTAGATATTATCGCTCACGAAGAAGAGCGTATTGAAGTCCTTAACAAACACTTTATATGATTTATACAGAAGATGCTTTAATTAATGCAGTAGCTTCTCTTGGGTGGGATGTCAGACATGATGATATCCATGTTGAGATTGGCGGGACTCAAGTCTCTGGCATTGAACAACCTGAAGGTTACAATGAGAAGTGGTCCTCACCTAAAGGACACCGCAAGTATAACAAAGATGCCTTTATCATTATTAAAAATAGATCGAGGGATCCTGTTGTGTCAAGTAAGGCACCCGAACCAAAAGAAAACTAACTATGAGAATTCAACTTTGGTATACACCTGGCATGAATCAATGGAGATGGACACTTACTAATGAAAGAGCTCAAATGGCTCAAGAGTCTGGTCAACAAGCATTTTTACGTGATGCCATGAGTGATATAGCAAACACTGTTGAGTATATGTTAGAGAGCAAACAGGATGACAAATAATTATTCATTTGGATCTCGTCCTGTTGAACCTGTTAATGTTCTTTTACTTATTAGTGAGATGGAAGGTACTTATCAAAATCTAAAATACATGGGTTTTGAAGAAGACATGAACGTTATCGAAGAGATGAAAAAACGTTACTACAAACTCTACTACAAAAAAGTAAAAGAAGAAAAGCAGGCGGGGAATTAGCTCAGTTGGTAGAGCACTGTGATCGCACCGCAGATGCCAGGGGTTCGAGTCCCCTATTCTCCATAAATACTTAAAAACCATGCAGGTTCTTAAGGTCGGCAATGTTTCAGATGCTAATGAAACAAAAGCATTTAATTACTTTAATAATATTAAAACTGAATTTGATACTATCATACTGAAGTCATCCGCCTATGCAATTACTTTGGGTGGTGTTAGGCAAATTCGTTTTGTTGGTGGACAATCTGGTACAGGAAGGGGTCGTAAGACTGACATTGAGATCCGACATGCTACGGGAACATTTAAAATTTCTTTAAAGAAAGAGATCTTTGGTGCATGGGAGTCTGCTGATACTATTGCAGGTGATTTGGTTTCGGAAAAAATTCTTGAATATCTCATGGAAGATACTATTTACGATGTTGCAACAACTAGAGCATTTCAAGTAACACCATACCTTGATAGAAATGATATTAAATATAAAATTGTAAGAAAATCTGGATCTACAGTTGCTCTGGCATTTAAGTGTGGTAGAAAAGACGCCATCGATGTAGTATTTGGTAACGATATTAAATCTAGTACTGGAGCAGTGGTGAGTGCTGGATTTCCTGAAGATGCATCACACGAATCTAATGTAATTACTGTTAATTGTGGGCATATTTTAAAAACTATAAATGATATACCAAATGATCTATGGCCACATTTTACAGTAAGGACATCTTTCTATAAAAAACCTCGTAATAAAAAAAGGTTTCCTGGATTAAGAGTTCAAGCATTGCCAAAAAAAGAAATTGAGTCCGCTATTTTCCTTCCTGCTCTTCGATGAAAAATTTTAAAGAACTACGTCAAAAAACTCAAAGAGAACAGTACCTCGCCAAGAAAGTATTTCGTGAAGGTGACTACGTTATGCATGTGGTAACTGGAGAGAAAGGAAAGATTCATAGGGCAGGTGTAAACTATGTCATTGCCATCACAGAACAAGGAGATATGTTTCGTGCGTGGGTAAAAGACATCCGTGATATAAATATAACTAGGAATAACTAGACTTTAATTTAATGGAAAGGCAGAAACCAATTAATAGTGTTCGTCATAACGATGACTTCTCGCAGGCGCTGATTAATTCAGTAGCTTCGTATCTTGGTGAAGAGGGTATCCCCACTATTGAAAAGAAAAAAAATCCTGATGACTTCTCTTCTAAAGACCCGAAAGAAAATGCAGGGGCTCCCGATCCTGCTGTTAATTTACGTACTGGTGCAGGTGTCAAACAATCTCTCGGAGCAGAAATTAAGGACACCACGAAGGTGGTTGCGAAGGAATCATGTGATACCTGCTCTAACTGCGGAGGGAAAGGGTGCTCCAAGTGCCAGAAGGAAGATAAGAATAGTGTAAAGAAAGAAGAGAACGAACTCGAAGAGGGTAAGGGTCTCTACGCAAATATTCATGCTAAAAAGAAACGTGGAGGCACACCCGCAAAACCAGGAAGTGAAAACTATCCTGCTAAGGATGCTTTCGCAAAGTCCGCTAAGACTGCGAAAGAGTCATACACCTTTGAACTTGATGGTGTCGAGTATGTCTTTGAAGAGGTTCTAGAAGAAGGCAGCATGAAGGCGGCACGTAAGAACGTGGGCGCTAGCAGTTGCTGGACAGGTTATAAGGCAAAAGGAACTAAAACGAAAGGTGGTAAGTCTGTTCCTAATTGTGTCAAAGAAGAGGATGTTCAAGAAAAGAAACTTGATCCAGTTGGTAAGGCAGATGCTGACATTGACAACGATGGTGATGTAGATAAGTCCGACAAGTATCTACATGCTCGTCGTAAAAAAGTCTCCAAAATTATTAACACCAGTAAAAAAATGAAAGAGGAAACTGAAAAAAAGTAAAGAAGGGCGCTACCGTTGAGGTTATGCCTGAAATTCCAACAAAAATCAACGGTGACGACCCTAAAGTGAAAAGTAAAAAATATGTTTTACGTGCTTTAAAGAGTCAAAGAAAAGATGCATCTGGTGAAATGATTGGGAAGGATAAATAATTTTACACTTGCTGTAAGATTATGTTATCTTTTCTACTCCCATTGGCATCCAAAATTGTTAGTGATGCCGTTGCTAAGATTCCTGACAATGAGGAACTTGGTGAAAAACTAGTTGAACTCTGCCTTGTCATTCTACGCAAAGCAGTAACACTAACTAAAACTACCATGGATGATGAACTCCTTGCTGTAGTTGAAAAGGCAATTCTTTCCAGAGAAGATGATTCTGCTGAATAAATAATATGCCATGGGGACCTATGGTCCCCTTTTTTTATAAATACATAGTAGAATACCGCAGTTTAACGGAGATCCAATGTCCTTGTACGGAAGAACGGACAGCAACGCCAACAAGACCAAAGCTGGTCGTGGTGTCGAGGCAACGTCCCAGGCAAAAGAAGTTATTTTTATTGACAATACTGAAGCATCACTGCCAGCAAACAAAGCTCGTGGTTTGAATGCTCCTGGTTGGTGGTCCTACTATACCTTCACTGATTGTGATGGTAACACTCGCCATAAGGCAGAGATGCTGGTAACCATTGCTGGTCCTGATCTCAATGCCAATGAGACCCAGGCAGATGATGCTCAGGCAGCAGATGTTGATGTTCTCATCACCGTTAATACTTTCCCATCTAGTCTTGCTATTCCTGTAGGCGATCCATTCTCTATTGTTATGGACGCTATTGCTACACCTCCTGGTGATGCTACTCCAGTTCAATATCAGTGGCAGAAAAAATCAGGTAAGCGTTGGACGAACATTGGTGCTAACCAACCTACCTATGATGTTGCTTCCTATGTTGAAGCAGATGATGCTGGTCAGTACAGAGTCAAACTTAGCACTACTACAGGTGCTAAAGAAGTAGTTTCTACTGTAGTCACTGTACATACTACGTGATAAAGAATGTTATTTAATGAGTTGAATCCAGAGAACTGGATGCTTTTTGCTATTCAAAATTATAATAATCCACAGTCTGTAATCTATGCAGACTTTGAGGAAGATATAAATAGATTTAAGTATATCAAAAGATTATTTCGTCGTCATAAATCTACTGGTGAGCTGAAAACTCATTTGATCCTTAACCATATTATACTTACATATAATGCTTTCGATGATGCTGCTACTCCTTTACTCTTTTACAGAATAGAAGGTTGTTACTGGCCAATGTTGAAAGCATTTATGTTGTTTCTAAATAGATTACCTGAGTCCTTAAACAAAGAAATTGATCAAGAATGTCTGAAAGATCTCAATCTACTATAAATGAAATGATGGCAGGAGACGGATCAGGTCTCTCAATGCCACCTGCTTTTGTATTTGTTAATACAAAAAAACGTAGAGCATACAAGAAATCAAACAAAGATTATGTTGATGGAAGGACTAAGGGAGCAAAGACATTACTCTCTCGTATTAACCGTAGAAAAATGAAAGAAGAATTAGAACATACTATTTCTGAAGCTGCTCCCTCGGAAACCGAGAGAGCACAGAAACAAATCCAGCAAGGAAAAAAACTTAATCGACAGAAAGACCTTCAGAAAAAGCGTGATGACGCTAAGAAGAAGATGCAATCTAAGACTAAGGAAATGGATATCCTTGTGAAAGCTCGTCTGCAAGACTTCAAAAAGAAAGCAAGCGACCAGCAAAAGAAAACTATGAAAAACTCTTACGAACCAACAGGTGAACTTATGAATGAATCTACTGACGCTTTGGATGTTGCACTTAAAGTTGCTACCTCAGAATTAAATCCACAAGGAGAAACTGAGTTTGCCAAAATTACATTTGGTGATGGTTCGGCACAGAACTTAGATAACTTCTCAGCAAAACGTATTGCTGCTTGTTATGCACAGCTGGATGATGATAAGCAAGGTCAGTTCCGTTATATGCTGAACAAAGATGCTGCCACATTCCAATCCGCTCTAGATTTCGCAGTAAGAAATGTATAAATACTTGAGTATTAATACGCACACTGGAATGTAAATACATGGCATTTGGTCTTGGTAGATTAGCAGTTTTAGAATCAAAACTTGATATTTATGAAGATCTCTCCAAAGAGATGCTTGACAAACTTGAAAGAGCAGTGGGCACAATCTCAGAAAACAGCAACAGAGTTGCTGTAATTTTGGAGCGCCATGAAAATCGTTTGGATGAATCCGAACGTGCTGATAAACTCATCATCGGTATGCTTGATGAGATGAAAGAAAGGCATGAAAAGGATCATCAACTGACTCAAGATAGGATTAGTAAGATCCAGAAGAAAGTGGATGTCAATGCTAAGTTTGTAATAGGTGCTGGTGCTGTGCTTGCTACCCTTGTGGCAGTGTTACAAGTGGTCCCACCTATGATTAAAGTCTTGACACCTGCGTCTAATACTGCTATGATACCCGAAGTGACGACCTTCATGAATGAATCTGCTTGATTATAAGTATATACAACTAGTATCACCACAGCTGCAGAAATTTAAGAAGGTCAAGAACGACTTGTATAATTTTAGATGCCCTTACTGTGGGGACTCTAAGAAGCATAAGAATAAGGCACGGGGGTATCTCTTCAAAAAGAAGAATGACTACGTGTACAAGTGCCATAACTGTGGCATGGGGAGGACGTTTACTAATTTTTTGAAAGACAATTGTACTGGTCTTTATGATCAGTACGTTATGGAGAGATATAAAGAGGGTCTTACTGGTAAAGGTAGTCAGACTAAATCTCCTGATTTCAAGTTTGAGTCACCTAATTTCTTGAAACGAAGAAATGGTATTGATCTCAAAAAAGTCTCAGAACTAAATAAAGAACACCCAGCGAGAGGATATCTTCTCGGGCGGGGATTGCCAGAAGAAAAACTAAATTACTTTTATTACTGTCCCAAATTTAAAGACTGGACTAATAAGCAGAAGAAGACGTTTGATACGCTTCGACAAGATAGTGCCAGAATCATAATCCCGCTCAAGGATAAAGATGGTAACATGTTTGGTTACCAAGGGAGATCTCTTGCTCCCAAAGCTAAGATCCGATATATTACTATTATGTTGGATGAATCTAAACCCAAAGTATATGGGTTAGATCGTGTTGACCCTACAAAGGAAGTATATGTCACAGAAGGACCCTTCGACAGTCATTTCATTACCAATGCTATTGCTATGTGTGGTAGCGATGTTGACCTTAGCAGTTACGATTATAGATTCGTATTCGTCTACGACAACGAACCACGGAACAGGGAGATCGTCTCTAGGATTGAATCTACAATTAAGAGAGGTAACAAAGTAGTAATATTTCCTAAAGACATAGGACAAAAAGATCTGAACGACATGACACTTGCTGGACATGACGTTCAAAGTATGGTAGAATCGAACACCTACCAAGGACTTGCAGCACAACTTAAATTGAACGAATGGAAACGAGTATGACGAACGGCATCAAAGTTACGAAACGAGACGGGTCTGTTGAGGGACTTAATCTTGACAAGATCCATAAAATGGTTGATGAGGCATGTTTCAATCTTGCTGGGGTTTCTGCCTCGCAAGTTGAGATGAACTCTGGTATACAGTTTTATGATGGTATTACGACAGAAGCAATTCAGGAGATCCTGGTGCGTTCTGCTAGCGATTTAATTAGTCTGGAGTATCCTAACTATCAGTATGTTGCTGCACGTCTCCTCTTGTTTAGTTTGCGTAAGCAAGTTTTCCACAAGGGTGTATGGGTAGATGGGATGCCTTCTTTGTTTGATGTTGCTGCATATAACTCAACCATTCTGCATGTATATGACGAAGAAATTCTTGACAAGTATAGTGATGAAGAATGGATTTTATTAAATAGTTGTATAGAACATGATCGTGACTATTTGTTTGCTTTTGCAGGACTTAGGCAAGTAGTTGATAAATATCTGGTGCAGGATAGAAGTACTGGTGAAGTGTACGAGACCCCTCAGTACATGTACATGCTAATTGCTATGACATTATTTGCTGAATATCCTATCTCCACTAGACTGGATTACGTTCGTAGGTACTATGATGCAATCTCCAAACACAAGATCAACATCCCAACGCCAATCATGGCAGGAGTGCGAACACCACTTCGACAATTTGCTTCTTGTGTTCTTGTTGATTCTGATGACACCCTCGATAGTATCTTTAGCAGTGATATGGCTATTGGCCGATACGTTGCACAAAGGGCGGGTATCGGTATCAACGCAGGCAGAATCCGTGGCATCAACGCTAAAATCCGAGGCGGAGAAGTACAGCACACTGGCGTTATTCCTTTCCTTAAAAAGTTTGAATCAACTGTACGATGCTGCACACAAAATGGGATTCGTGGAGGATCAGCAACAGTCCACTTCCCAATCTGGCACCAAGAAATCGAAGACATCATCGTTCTAAAGAACAATAAAGGTACAGAAGATAATCGTGTACGAAGACTGGACTATTCCATTCAACTCTCGAAAATTTTCTATGCAAGATTTATTCAAAATGAACAGATCTCGCTATTCAGTCCTCACGATGTCCCAGGTCTATATGATGCTTTTGGGACGGATGACTTTGATGATCTGTACGTTCATTATGAACTGGCACAAGATGTTCCGAGAAAAACAGTTGGTGCTCAAGACCTTATTCTCTCTTTACTTAAAGAACGTGCAGAGACTGGTCGCATCTATCTGATGAATATCGACCATTGCAACTCACATTCTTCCTTCAAAGATAAGGTAAATATGAGTAACCTGTGTCAGGAGATTACTCTCCCTACAGATCCTTTGCAACATATCGATGGTGATGGTGAGATTGCCTTGTGTATTCTCTCTGCAGTCAACGTCGGTAAACTCAAGAGACTTGATGATCTTGAGGAACTTTGTGATCTTGCTGTTCGTGGTTTAGAAGAACTGATTGACTATCAGAACTATCCCATTAAAGCAGCCGAATTAAGTACCAAGAATCGTCGCTCCCTTGGGGTGGGATTCATTGGATTAGCACATTACCTAGCACGAAAAGGAGAACACTATGACGATCCAGGAGCATGGAGACTCGTCCACGACTTGTCTGAGTCTTTCCAGTTCTATTTACTTAAGTCCAGCAACAAAGTCGCAAAAGAAAAAGGCAAGTGTGGATATTTTGATCGAACGAAGTATGCAGACGGTATCCTCCCAATCGACACTTATAAGCGAGATGTCGATGAAATCTACCCCAACAAGTTGAATCATGATTGGGATTCTCTTAGGGTATCTATCCAACAACATGGACTCAGACACTCTACACTGTCCGCACAGATGCCATCAGAAAGCAGTTCCGTTGTGTCAAACGAAACCAATGGAATTGAACCTCCAAGAGACTATTTGTCCGTTAAAAAATCAAAGAAAGGACCCCTTAAGCAAATTGTTCCACAGTTTTCCACATTGAAGAACAATTATACTCTCTTGTGGGACATGCCTTCTAATGAAGGATATATTAATGTACTATCTGTTATGCAAAAGTTCTTCGACCAGGCAATCTCTGGCAACTGGAGTTATAATCCAGAGAACTATGAAGATAACCAAGTTCCTGTGTCTGTAATGGCACAAGATTTTTTAAATACATATAAGTATGGTTGGAAAACTTCTTATTATCAAAATACTTACGATAATAAGAAAGACATTGACGAGCAAAAAGAAGTAATTCAAAACCTTTTAGAAGACCTATTAGAATCGGAGGAAGACTGTGACAGTTGCAAAATTTAGGGTATCAAATAACTCTAAGAATGGTATTCATGGCATGACTGTGTTCAACACTAATGTTGTTAATGCTATTAAACAACCAATGTTTTTTGGTGCTCCCTTGGGAGTTCAACGTTATGATCAATTTAAGTACCCAGAATTTGATAAACTCACACAGTCTCAACTGGGATACTTTTGGCGTCCAGAAGAGGTATCGCTCCAGAAGGATCGTGCCGACTATCAGACACTTAATGAAGCACAGAAGCACATCTTTACCAGTAATCTTAAGTACCAGATCCTCTTGGATTCTGTACAAGGGCGTGGTCCTGGGATGGCTTTTATCCCTTATGTTAGCCTACCCGAACTTGAATCTGCCATGACTGTGTGGGAGTTCATGGAAATGGTTCATTCTCGTTCATATACTCACATCATTAAGAACGTCTATCCTGACCCCTCTACGGTGCTTGATTCTATCATTGTAGACGAGAACATCCTAAGACGTGCAGAGAGCGTCACAGGGGCATATAACGAGTTCATAGAGGCAGCCCATGAGTGGGGTTCTGGTAAGCAGTGGGAACATGCTTTAGAAGATTGTGAATCTGCTCAGTGGGAACTACGAGAACTTAAGCGTAAACTTTATCGTGCAATGGTTAACGTAAATATCCTCGAAGGTATTCGTTTCTATGTTTCTTTTGCATGTTCTTTTGCTTTCGGTGAACTTAAACTCATGGAAGGCAATGCAAAGATCATTGGTTTGATTGCCCGTGATGAATCACAACACTTAGTATTAACTCAAAAGATTATTAGTAAGTGGAATCAAGGTGATGATCCTGACATGGTAGAAATTGCCAAAGAAGAAGAATCAAATGTTATTAACATGTTCCGAGCATGTGTTGAAGAAGAAAAACTTTGGGCAGAATACTTGTTCAAAGATGGATCTATGATTGGATTGAATGCTAAATTGCTTAGCACATATGTTGAGTGGATTGCTAACCGTCGTATGAAAGCGATTGGACTGAACCCAATCTTTGATGTTCCTGCAAATAACAACCCACTACCATGGACAGAACATTGGTTGAATTCTAAGGGTATGCAAGTTGCTCCACAGGAGACTGAAGTTGAGTCCTATTTAATTGGAGGAATCAAACAAGATGTTAAGAAGAATACTTTCGCTGGTTTTAAATTGTAATGGAAGACTGGAAGATAAAAGCACTAGACAGCAATCTTCCGAGACATTACAAAGACATAGTACGCCTGGGTCCAAGAACTTTGGCTCAGGCACATATACTAAACGCAATAAAACGCAAGTACCAGACCCCTGGGACTGAAGATAAATACTCCCAGTGATGGGGGTATTTTTTTATGCGACCACAATCTGCGAAAGCAAAAGGCAGGAGACTACAACAGTGGGTTAGAGATATACTAATCGAAGCATTAGATATCCATCCCGAAGACATTGAGTCTCGCAGCATGGGTGCTGGCGGGGAGGATTTAATTATGGCAAGAGCTGCCAGACAAAAGTTTCCTCACAGTATAGAATGTAAGAATGTAGAGAGACTAAATATTTGGGAGGCATATGAACAAGCTAAGGCAAACTGTGGAGATTATGAACCAATCGTAATCATTAAAAAGAATCAGAAAGAACCCTTAGTTGTTGTAGATGCTGAGTATTTCATTAAATTATTTGAAGGTAAATCATGAAAAAATATTTGACTGCAATGGGAGTAGGAATTGGATTGGGGGTCCTGTCGGTTGTGGCGGCAAGATCTGAACCCACCAAAGGATACTTCACTATGGATGCTATGGGGTGTATGCTTCTAAAAGAATGCACTGATGGGGTAGATAAAATAAATTCATCTTCTGATCTTCGAGCAGAGTTTCCAAATTCTGACTGGAGACCAATAGCTATTGAGTTTGATAGAATTGTATCTGCTTTTGGGAAAATTGGTGTAGATGTTCATCTTGCCGATCAAAAATATTTTCCTGTAGGACACCGTGGAGTTTATCATACAGTGTCAAATCACTTTTATTTAAACAGAGCTTACATGCATCGCCCTAATGTACTCATGAGTGTTGTGAGGCATGAAGGATGGCACGCTGCACAGGATTGTATGGCAGGTACTATTGATAATAGTATGATTGCTATCATCATGGATGAAGATAAGGTGCCTAAGATCTGGCAAGAGATTGCTACTGAAACCTATAGATTTCAACCTGGAGCAATTCCTTGGGAGAAAGAAGCATTCTGGGCAGGTAAGACTGCAGGTATGACTCAGGCAGCACTTGAGTCTTGTGCCCGTGGCACAATGTGGACTGACTACGAACCTACACCAAAGACTGGTGAGTGGTTGAAGAAAAACGGATACATTAAATAAATGTTATTTGCTAAATAAAGTTGCCTAACTCTTTACTTATGGATAATCCAAAGAAAGAGGAAGCCAAAAAGGAAAACAAATTTGAGTGGGCGGATGAGGGTGTATCAACTCTTGTCCGAGTTATTATTCTTGGATGGTCAGCAGCAATTCTGACCCTTAATTATGTAACTGTTCCTGGTATTCCTCAAAAAAATATTGATCCAACTTTTATCGCCAGTGTTTTTACTGGAACTTTAGCTACGTTCGGTGTCATGCCTTCTAAGAAGAAGGAAGAAGATAAAACTCCTACATTACCAAAAAAAGATGAGAAAATTTCTTAGTATGATTTGTCTACTGGGTGTCATGTTCATGGCAGCACCAGTCTTTGCCGTTGATGTTGT